GAAAGGCGCGCCCCTTTTTCTCGCGCGACCGCAGTTGGGACTAGGGGGGGTTAGCATTCCGGCATGAACCGAGCGACACCGACTCCGCTCCGCGTCCTCCGCGGTAACCCGTCCAAGCGGCCATTGCCAGCCGGCGAGCCGAAGCCGGATGCCTGGCTCGGGCCAGTCCCGGCGCACGTCCAGGGTGCCGCCCGCCTGGAGTGGCGGCGGATGGGGAAGCTTCTCCGCGACCTGGGACTCCTGACGACGATCGACCGCCCGGCGTTCGAGAGCTATTGCGTTAGCTATGGCGACTGGATCGATTACACGGCCGCGGTCCACAAGCATGGGCCGATCGTCTTCTCGCCGAATGGCTATCCGATGCCATCGCCGTACGTGGCGCTCGCCAGGGCTGCCAACAAGGATATGCGGGCGCTGCTCGCGGAGTTTGGGATGACGCCCAGCTCGAGGACGCGTGTCCAGGCGGCGGAGATGGTGGATGAGGACACGCCGCTTGTGGAGATTCTCCGCCGGCGGATGGGCCCGGGTGCGTGACGCACCCGACGCACACCTACGCGCTCGACGTCGTCGAGGGACGCATACCGGCGGGACGGCTGGTACGGCTCGCGTGTGAGCGCCACCTGCGCGACCTCGAGGAGGGCGGCGCCCGTGGGCTCTACTTCGACGAGCGCGAGGCGTCGATCGCGCTCGACTTCGCGGAGTTGCTCCCGCAATCGAAGGGCGAGTGGGGAGGCAAGGCACTCGTCCTCCAGGGCTGGCAGAAATTTCGGATAGGGTCTGTCTTCGGCTGGCGCCAGGCGGACGGCCGCCGGCGCTTCCGCCGCGCCTTCAACGAGGTCGCAAGGAAAAATGGCAAGAGCACAGAGGCCGCAGCCATCGGCAACATCCTTGCCTGGATCGATGAGGAGCCCGGCGCTGAGGTCTACGTCGCCGCGACGAAGAGGGAGCAGGCGCGGATTGTCTGGGGCGAGTCGAAGTACCAGATGACGCATACGGCGCCCGGAGGCGGGCACAAGAACCTGGCGCGGCAGCTCGGCGTCACCACCCAGGTCGCGAACATGAACCAGTCGTCAACCCGGACGAAGTATGAGCCGCTCGGGCGCGACGTCGACTCGACCGACGGGCTCAACCCGCACGGGCTCGTGATCGACGAGTTGCACGCCTGGCTCGACCGCGAGTACTTCGGCAAGCTCCTCACGGCCCAGGGTGCGCGCCGGCAGCCGCTCGTCTGGATGATCACGACGGCCGGCGTCGAGGGATCGTCGCTCTGCCGGGAGGAGCACGACTACGCCGTCAAGGTGCTCGAGGGCGTGGTTGAGGACGACACCTATTTCGCCTACATCGCCACCGTCGACGACCCGGCGCGCTGGGGCGACGAGGACGAGTGGGCAAAGGCGAACCCCAACCTGGGCGTCAGCGTAAAACTCGACTTCCTGCGGACGGAATATGCGGCTGCGCTCGAGAAGCCGGCGCAGCAGAGCGTCTTTCAGCGATTCTTTCTCGACATCTGGGTCGGCGCGGAGCAGCCCTGGGTGACGCTCACGCTCTGGGACTCCCAGGCGCCGCAGCGCTCGCTTGACGAGCTCGTCGGCGCGGACTGCTATATGGGCATCGATCTTTCGTCGACGGGCGACCTGACGGCGCTCGCGCTCTGGTTCCCGGACGGTGCCGAGGCGGGCGATCTCCACGTCTGGTATTGGATGCCGCGCGACAACGTCCCGGAGCGCGTCCGCCGCGACCGCGTCCCTTACGACGTCTGGATCGAGGGCGGGCTGATTGAGCCGGTCCCGGGCAGGGCGATCAACTACGACTTCATCAAGCGCAAGGCGCTCGAGCTGGCCGGCCGTTTCAGGGTGCGCTGCGTCGGGATCGACCCGTGGACGGCGGAGCAGCTCGGCCTCCAGCTCGAGGCGGGCGGGCTGGACGTCTACCGCGTGCCGCAGCAAATGTCATCGTTGACGGCGCCGACGCGGGAGATCGAGCGCCTCCTGGCGGTGGGCGGCTACCGCCACGGCGGTAATCCGGTCCTCAGGTGGAACGCGGCCAACGCGGTCGCGGTTCAGGACGCGAACGAGAACCGGCGTCTCGACAAACGCCGGAGCCGGGAACGGATCGATGGGCTCTCGGCGGCGGTCGACGCGATGAAGGCGCGCACGTGGCCGGGCGTCCCGAGCGGCGTCCCAGCGGTCTACTTCTGGCCGGACGAGGATGATGGATAGTGCGTAGTGCTATCGTCCGCGGGACGGTTGAAGCGATCGGCGGCGGTTGTCTGATAGCAGCCGGCTGGATCGCCGGCGTCGTCGAGGGGCTCGTCGTTACCGGCGTCGTCCTGATCCTCGCTGCCACCTTTGGCGGCGTCCCGCGGAGGCCGTAAGGCGATGACGATCACGGCGAGCATCTGGACGAGCACGGTTGGCTTCCTGACGGGACGGTATGCCGACGACAACCCGGCGCTCGTCGAGCGCGGCGCCGGCGGCGGATCGTCGTTCTACCTGGACTCCGGCTCGCCGCGTGGCGCCGTCCCGTACAACGATGGGCTGGCGACGACGATCACGGCCGTCTATCGCTCCGTCCAGCTCATCGCTTCGACGATCGCGAGCTTCCCGTTGCACGTCTATGAGAAGCAGGCCGACGGGAGCCGTCAGCGCGTCGAGTATCGCCAGGACACCTACCTCTGGCTCAGGCCAAATCCCGAGGTCACGAGCACGACCTTTTGGGAGACAGTCATCGGCCACGAGGTCCTGTCGGGGAACGCCTACCTCTGGGTTGTCGACCGCAAGGACGGCGGACGCGAGCTCTGGCCTATCGAGCCGCGGCGTGTGCGCGTCGGCCGGGACGCCGACGGCGACAAGTTCTACACGATCGACGGGCGCGAGGCGCGCTATCGCGACTACATCGTTGGCGGCGACCTCGTCCACATTCCCGGATGGGGCTATGACGGGCTCCAGGGCGTCTCGCCGATCCGCCAGTTCGCGCAGACGCTGGCGTTGACGAACGGCGCCGAGGAGTACGCCGCGAGGCTCTTCACGCAGGGCGCGCTCAACCGCGGCATCCTCCAGACGGACCTCGCTCTGGACGCCGACACGGCGCGCGAGATCGCCGACCGCTTCACGGCCGCGAACCGCGGGATGCAGAACGCGCACCGCACGGCGATCATCGACCGCGGCCTGAAATGGCAGGCGACGAGCATTAACCCGGAGGACGCGCAGATGCTGGCGACGCGCCAGTTCCAGGTCGCCGAGGTGGGGCGCATGTTCGGGATACCGGAGCATCTGATCGGCTCGCACGACAAGACGTCGTCCTGGGGCCAGGGGCTCGAGGTCAACAACCAGGCGTTCATTTCCTACACGCTCCAACCGCATCTGATCCGCTTCGAGCAGGCGATCGGCGACGAGCTCCTGCGCGGCCTGCGCTACGTGAAGTTCAACACCGGCGGCTTGCTCCGCGGCACGAACCAGGAGCGCGCCGCCTTCTATGAGGTCATGCAAAGGCTCGGCGTCTACACGATCAACGACATCCTGGCGCTCGAGGACATGGCCGGGATCGGGGAGCAGGGAGACGCGCGCCTCGTCCCGCTGAACATCGGCCGGCTCGACGAGTCGGGGACGCCGGTTGGACCGACGCCTCCGGAGGCACCGGCGCTCCCGGCCCCTGTCGCCTAGTCCGCTTCCGGCAACCGTCCCTGGCACCAAAACGCGCGCCGTCGAGAGCGGTATCGAGACGCGCGTCCTGGCGTTAGATGGGAGCCAAGAGCTCCACACCCTGATCGTATACTCCGCGCGCAATGGCTACCGCTACCGTCCCCCTCGGCCCTGCGGTCGTGAACATCACCGGTGTGCGCGCCGGCGACAGGAATCTGTTTCGTGTCTCGCTGACGCAGGCCGGCGAGGCATGAGCCGGACGGCGGGCACGGTGGACATGAAATGCCCGGGCTGCGGAGGTTTCCTGGCCGAGGTCACGGACTTTGGCCGGGCCGTTTGTCGGGAGTGTGGATGGGAAGTAACGGTCCGTTCGAAGACCGAGCGAATGCGCAGGCAGATTGACGGTGATTCGCAATCGCGTCCATTCTTAGCGCCGACGAATCACGGTAAAGCGGCCCCGTAGCGGGCCAGGGACACGGCCCTCGCGCCAGATTTCGGGCCACAGGCGCAAGACGGTGCTCGTGACTCCAGAACGTGCGACGGCTCCCGAGTTCAAAGACATTCGCGCGACGCTGAAAGCGGACGAGGACGGCGCCTTTCGCGCCGTTTTTAGCACCTTCGGCGTCGTCGACCTCGACGGCGATGTGACGTCGCCGGACGCCTTCACGAAGGGCGCCGAGGTCTGGATCTGCGCGTGGGGCCACAACTGGGGCGAGCCTCCCGTCGGCGT